TTGCGAACAAGCCAGAATATAGAAACAACAAAGGCCGCCCGTCGGGTTCTATTGTGTACGTTAAAGACTTGGCAAAGATAGCAGCGGAAGAACTTGCAAAGCCCGGAAAAACAAAAGAGACTATTGCTCAAGAAGTTATTCACATGCTTATCCACAAAAAGATTTTAGACAAAGAAGACATGGCAGCAATGAAGGTTCTTATTGATTTGCTTTCTCATTTGAATACAAATGTTCAAGAAGCGAATGTCATGAAAATTGAGTGGGGTGGCAAAAGTGGAAACGATAGTCAGGATTAAGCCCCATGAAAAACAACTTGAAATCATTAACAATCGGAATCGGTTTAATGTTATTCGGTGTGGGCGTCGCTTTGGTAAGTCTTATCTCGCTTTTGCTTTGGCCCTTGAAAAGATGCTGGAAATTGATGGGGCGATGGTTCTTTACACCGCGCCCAGTTACACCGAACTCAAAGGACGGCAAAACGAAGCAAGACAATTATTTGCGCCACTTGGAGCAACTTTCAAAGACGGCGAAATTAAACTAGGAAATTCGCAATTAAATTTAGAAGGCATTTGGCGCGCGGATGGTTTACGAGGTAATAAGTTTCACAGAGTGATTCTTGACGAGTGGGCTCATTGCCCAAATGCAGAAGACGCTTGGAACTTTGTTATAAGCCCGATGTTAGCAGATTACGAAGGCGATGCGTATTTCTTTTCAACGCCAAAAGGCAAAAATCATTTTTATGAAGTCGACCAAAATTCAAATATATACTCCGATTGGCAATCGTTCCATTACTCAACTTATGAGGGCGGACAGATTAAAGAATCCGAAATTGATCGCCAAAAGGAACAGATGCCGTCAGTTGTTTTCGCTCAAGAATTCTTGGCTGAATACGTTGACCGTTCCGCTAGTAAAGTTAAGCGGGATTGGATCAAGATTTCAGATAACAAACAATGCACGGCTTACTATATTGGTGTCGATCTTGCAATCTCACAAAAAGAAACAGCGGATTATACGGCGGTCGTTACAATTGGCACGACTTCACAAGGTGAGATAGTGGTTGTTGACGCTAAAAGAGGGCGCTGGAGCTTTGTAGAAATTGGCGCAGAGATTATCGCAATGGAATCAAAATGGCAAGCCCGTGTAGTTGCGGTCGAATCAAATCAGGCGCAAGCCTATATGGTGCAAGAACTTAAAAGAAATACAAAGATGAATGTTGTTGGCGTGGTTTCAACACGTGATAAAATTACACGGTTTCAGCCAGTTGAAGCACGATACGAGCAAGGCCTTGTGTATCATGTAGGCCACTTAGATCCAGACTTTACAGATGAATTGTTGAGCTTTACAGGAACGCCACAAGATAGGCACGATGATTATATAGACGCACTTAGCCATGCGTTCAATGCTATTCGCAAAACTCCGAGCATATACATATGAGTTTACTTGACGATATCAGACAAAGAATTTCAAATGCTATTTTGCCTAGTGGCAAAAGGCTACAACGTCCATATCAATCGTATTCAGGATATAGACAAGTTGCTTCAATTCCACAAGGAAACGAGCTTGCAATGAGTTTGCGTGGCACGGTGTTTGCGTGTTTACAACACAGAGCAAATGCGTTAAGTGCTATTCAGTTTAACACGTTCAAAGAGCAAAACTATACTAAATCTGAACTTGGAAACGATAACTGGGCGGCTCACTTAATAGCGAATCCGAATCCGTATTTTACACGTTCACAAGTTTTTAGTTTCATTGAAAATTGGCTTTCAATAAACGGTAATTGCTTTATATGGACGCCAACTATAGGCTACAAAGTACCGCTTCAAATGTGGGTTTTGAATCCTACGAGAGTACGTGTCATAATGGGTGGGGATAACTTTGTACAAGGGTATACCTATCAAAGCGTTTCAGATGGCTTAATTCCTATTCCAGAAAATGAAGTAATTCACTTAGCAAGGGTACACCCAGCGGCTAGACCAGATGAAATCGTTGGCATGAATATGTTTGGCGTTGGTTTGGTTACGGCGGCTCTTGATTATGCAAATATCGATGTTGAGGTGAGTGAATACTTACATAGGCTTTTCGCTAATAATGCCGTACCGCCTTTGATAGCGACGTTTCCTGAAAGGTTTGATATTGAAGAATGGCACAAGCTAAAATCTTCATGGAATGAAGAATTACCAGACTATAAATTGCGTGCATTGTTAGGTGGTGGGATGCAATTACAACTACCGCCAAAAAGTGAACTAGGTATAAATTACGATTCAGTAAGCAAAGACACGAGGGCGCAAATTGCGCAAGTGTTTGGCGTGCCACCTGGAATGCTTACAGGTGAATTTCAAAACAGAGCAACTGCAGAGGTTCAATTTGCAATCTTTAGACAGAACACAATCGATCCAGAAGCAATCTATATTGCGGAAGAATTTACAAGACATTTTAGACGCTTTGAAGAAGATATTTTAATAGAACCTACGCCGTATGCATATGCAGATCCTGAAATGGATATGCGCAAAGAAGAGTTTGAGTTGAAATGGGGAATTAAGACTATCAACGATGCAAGAAAAGAACGTGGTTACGATGCCGTAGAGGGTGGCAACGTTCCGCTAATAGGTAGTGGGCTTGTTCCTTTGTCAATAAGTACAGAACCTAAACCAATAGCATCCGTTCCGCAGTTAGCAAATAGAAGTCTTAATTTAGTTACGGCCAACGCTAAAGATTTATTCTGGCGTAATTACGATACCCTTACAACAGCAACTGAAAATGAATTAAAGATTGTTGTTTCTGGCATGGTGAACACACTTGAAAACCAAGCCTTTGATATTGTTCGTAATGAAGGAATAAGCGCCACGACTTTAGACGTTACAAATGAGCAACTAGACTTATTTGATGCTACGGTACAAGAAGCGTGTGACAGAGTTCAACAAAGATTGCTTATTGATTTAGGTTTAGGCATTGAAGATTTGACAAGCCAAACAGGCCAAGAAATCGCAGCTTTAGTTAACGAAAACAGCGCAAAAATATCCGATTCAATCGGAGTAATTAGAAGCGAAGTTCAAGCTACTTTAGCAGCGAATGCAAGCAAATCAAGTGCAGAATTAAGAGAGATTCTAAAACAGCAATTTGCAAGTCTTAAGACAACACGTGTGAACATGATTGCAAACACAACGGCTGCTAATGTAACAAGCGGAATGCAATATAGTGTTTATAAAGGCCAAGGTTACAAGATGGTCTGGTTAACTCAAAGAGACGGCCGTGTACGTCCGAGTCATGCAGCGATGGAAGGGCAAACGCAAGGCGAAGACGGTTACTTCGATGTAATAACAGAAAACAAAGATAAAGACGGTAATATCATAGCAACGACAGTAGAGAAAGCGCCCCGTCCACTTGGTGAGGGCTTAAGCGCTTCGAATGCAGTTAATTGTAGGTGTCAATTATTTCCAGTGGAAGTCTAATGGCATACGTACCTACAAAAGGAATGCAAGAAGAAGCCGAGCGTGCCATTAAGTGGAAAGAAGAAGGCCGCAAAGGTGGCACTCGAATAGGCTTAGTGAGAGCAAGACAAATTCTAAGAGGCGATCCTATGAGTTTGGATATTGTCAAAAGAATGTACTCTTACTTTTCTAGGCATGAAGTTGACAGACAAGCAGAAGGTTTCGAACCTGGTGAAAATGGTTATCCATCCGCAGGCCGTGTTGCGTGGGGCTTGTGGGGTGGCGATGCTGGTTACTCATGGAGTACAAATATAGTTGAAAACTTAAAGAAACAAGGATATAACATGAATATATTAAAACGTGAATTTGATCTTATAAAAAAAGATTATTATGAACATGAAGAAGAAGAAAAAAGCGTAGTTGAGGATATCTACACTTTTGTAGTGTCGACTCCAGAAGTGGATCGCTATGGAACAATCATTGTTCCTAGTGGAATAGACTACACATCATACTTGAACAATCCGATTGTTTTAGCACAGCATGATTCAGATGATTGGCCAATAGGCAAATGCTTAGGTTTTGCCATGAACGGCGAAAACTTAGAAGCTACTTTGCAATTTCATAGAATAACAGATGAAGCTTGTGAGGTTGCGGATTTGGTTGCGGCTGGTTATGTTCGTGCCGTGTCGGTTGGTATCATTCCAATTGAAAGTGAAGAACAAACAATCGACGGTAAAAGAATTACAGTCTACACTAAATCTGAATTAGTTGAATTTAGTGTAGTTTCAATTCCCGCTAATAGAGAAGCTCTTATCAAAAAATCAATAAAACTAAAATTAGAAACAATTTTCAACAAATTAAGAAAGGTCAACAGAATGTTAACCCCAGAACAAACACAAGCAATAACAGACAACTTCTTGCCGATATTGCAAGACGCTGCTCTCACTTACTTACGTGACGAGCTAGGCATTGCAGAAGAAGAAGCAATCGCAGCAGCAGAAGCTGGCACGATGGCAGCCGCAGAAGCAATGCTTCAAGTATTAAACGGCAATGCTCCAGAAGTTGCGCCCGTAGAAGCTCCAGTTGAAACTCCAGAGGTTGCTCCAGAAGTTGCAACAGCAAGCGTGCAAGCTCCTATTCAAAGAGTAGGTAAAAAGATTGCGGCTTCAACACAAGCACAAATAAGCCAAGGCTTAAGCATGATTCAAGACGGTTACAAAACAATTAACAAAGCTATCATAAGCGAAAGCGCTCGTTCAATTAACATCAAACCATTGACAAAATTGTCAACAGATGACATAATGAATTTAATCTAAATTAATAAAGGAAAACCCTAAAAATGGAAAATTTAATAGTAACACCAGAGCAACTTAAAGAAGTTGTAAACAGAAAAGTGCAAGACACTTTAAGAACAGCAAACCCAATCAATCAAGGCAAAACAAACGGTTTTGTTCAAATCAAAGCAGATCATGATTCACGTCGTGAACAAGCTCGTGTTGTTTCTGATTATATCTTAGCTATTCACAAAGGACGTGAAGGCGCTGCAGATGAAATCGCAAGAAAAGCAAATGAAAAATATATCACACGTGCAAACTTTAACACAGGAACAGCTTCACAAGGTGGCGCTGCAGTTCCACAATTCTGGATTGAAGAAATCATGTCTTTTGCTGATCAATTTGGATATGCAAGAGCACTTGCAAAAATCTATCCAATGCGTGGCAAAACTGAAAATCTTGTAAGCTCTGGAGCGTTCACAGGCGCTGTAGTTGCAGAAGGTTCTGGCTTAACTTTAACAGATTCAACAAACTTCTTCACAGCAACAGCAATGACAGCTAAGAAATTAGTTGCTGGCGCAATCGTTTCAGAAGAACAATTACAAGATGCTACACCAGCATTTTTAGACTATATCATAAACGGTCTTGGACGTGCACTTGCTGAAACAGAAGACAAGCAATTTTTCAATGGTGACGGTAACTCTCCAAACTTTACAGGCTTAACAGGCTTATCTGGAACTACAGTTGTAAGACAAGGCGGTTCTGATTCATCTGGAAAAGATACTTTCGCAGAAATCTCATGGACTGACTTATGGAACTTGCGCTTAGGTGTTAATTCTGGCGTTGGTGCAAATGGCGTGTTTGTTGTACCTCAATCAATTTTTGGCTACTTAATGAAAGAAACAGCTGGCAGCCGTCCAGTATTCGATCAAGTGCGCCCGATTGAAATCACTTCAATAGGCTTAACAGCATTAACAAACAACACATACTTTACACCAACTGGCCGTCCTATGCACGTGGTTCCAGATTCATTATTCCCATCAAGTGCAGCTAACAAAGCAAGTGCTTTATATGCAGATTTTGCACAATTTACAGTAATGGGAATTCGTGAAGATGTAACAGTAAACGAATACAAAGAGTACTTTGGCGCAACTGGCTTAGGCGGTACACATCAAAAAGGTATCGAAGTTGTTGAGCGTGTTGCTTTTGCGTTCCCTGCACCAAGTGCAATCGGTGTTCTTAAAACATCCACAACATAATTAGGATAAATTTATGTTAGTTAGTGTAATTCTAAAAGAACAATATAGAGGCGTTTCTGCTGGTTATGAGACTTCACTACCAAAAGAAATAGCTGAACAATTAATCAAAGAAGGCAAAGCAGTTGAACTAACAACTGTAAAAGCTCCTAAAGTTGAACCAAAAAAAATAGGTAAATAAAATGCCATATACAAGCGCATATCCAAAGCAGTTCACAGCATTCATGAAGTTTCTAAATATGGAAACCTCTGGCGATCCTACCGCAGAGGAGATTGCCTTGTATTCTTGGTTCGATGATGTATTTACAACTTGTTACGTAGAGGTTGAAAGCTATTGCGGTCAGCCTTTACGGACAAGTACGATACAATATCAATTTTTAGCGTCTAAAGGCCAACAGGGGCTCGATGCTTCGCACTGGTGGAAGTTTGTACCTTATAATGCAAACACGACTCTCACGGCCTTGCAATGGCGTGAAAATGAATTCGCAACGTATGCAAATTACAGCGGTTCAGATTATGTATTCAATCAAGAACCGTATGCAAACTATATTGTTTTCAGAAACAAGTCAACAGGACAATTCAAAGCTACTTTGTCAACAGGATGGACAGATACAAATATGCCGTATCAAATCTTGCAAGGCATTGCAGAAATGGCGGCTTTGATTTATAAGCAGTCGCCACAAGGTGGCAATTGGTTTGGTTTAAGTTCAATCTCGAGCGGTGGTGCTGGGCAAACGGTTTCGAATAGTCTTAAAGAGAAAATTGAATGGCAAAAGTATTTTGCAAAGTATGTAATCCCTACGGTTTAAAATGCTTAATATTAGCCAATTAGAAAGTGATTTGAAGCCGATAATAAACGATCAGTTATTACGGTTTCCTTTTATCATGCAAGCCTATATCGGTGCTAACATGGTGAATACTGGATTGAAGACAAGGATTGCTCCGAGTACAAATGCAAAACTTGAAATCAATACAGGTGGTTTGTTTAGAAGCTTTTCACGTGGTGGCGTTGGTAATATATTCAAAACAAGTTCAACTGGTAACTTTTACCAATTAGAATACGGTTCAAGTTTACCATATGCAGCGATTCAAGAATATGGCGGGTTCATAAAGTCAAAAGGACGGATGCATAAATACTTTTGGGCAAAGTTCAAAGAAACCAAACAACCGTATTTTAAGAATCTTGCTTTACACGTGGAAAAGAAAGGCGGCGTCCAAATACCAAAACGTCCGTATTTTGCGCCTGCGGTCAACAAGTTCAAAGCTTCAAATCAATTTCAGCAAGAAGTAAAAGCAAAAGTAATACAAGGAATAAGAGCATGGCAAGAGAAACAGCGGCTATCGAATCAATAACAACGCAACTTCGCAAAATGCAAGGCGTTAAAGTTTACGATCAAGTTCAGATTGATAAATGGAATACATACGGCTTTGACTTTGTAGGTGTTTTAAGTGGCGCGGATACCAGAGAAAATGAACTCATGGAGGACGATTCGGCTTTTGCGAATCGTGGCACCTTAGATATCTATATGCTAGTTGGTGTACAAGTCAAGAAATCAAATACGCAAAAGGCGGTTCTAAGAAATGCACTTGCCGATCTTTGTGAAAAAGTGGAATATATGCTTCAAAACTTAGATTTAGGAAGCTATGTAACTGATTTCGAAAGTACAGAGTTTGCGCCTTTGCACTTTGTAGATTCACAAGCCGTCACCTTTTCAGATGATGAAACAAAAGGCGTTGCTTTCATGACGTTTAGAACATTGTATTACAGGAGCTAAATATGAGATTGACAGTATGTGTACTTTATGAAGATAATGATAATCTAGTAAGATGGCGTAAAGCATTGCCGATTGACAACGTGCAAGTAATTGCATTGAAAACCAACTACGATGAAAAGCTAACAGAGCCGACATTCGAAGAAGTTGGCGTGACTCCAAATCTTGTGGCGTTGCAATGGAATTACAATGATTTTGAGGAACAATTCGACTTTAGCTATTTGCGTAATAAATGCGACGAGTACGCAAAAGGCGACTGGATACTACACATTGACTCAGACGAATACTTAACAACGCCTCACGTCGATTTATGGGCGTTTCTTGATGCTTTAGACGAGACGGATGCGGTTGCTGGTTACGTAACTGTTTACGGGCTTCTTAATCGTGGCGATAAAATAAGAGAAAGATATTCAAATCCTAATATGAGACTTCATAAAAGGTCAGCTGGTTTGAAGTGGAGCGGAATCTGTCACGAAACGATTGATTCAGACGCACATAAACACACGTGGGCGGATACTGAAATCATGCTTTATCATGAAGGCTATATGATTGAAGAAGAAGATTTTGAAAAGAAAGGCATTCGAAATGCAAAACTATTGATAAGAGAGTACAGACGAGATAAAAGCGAACGAAATTGGAAATATTTGAAAAGAACATTCTCACTAATTAAACAAGGATAATATCATGGCAGTTATAGGCGGCGGAAACCTTTCCGTATTCTTTACAGCAGACGAAGTCTATGGAACGCTTGGTTCTACAAAAGTAGGAACTTTCACTAAGAAAGTAAAAACAAGTGTTTCAAGAACTAACTTCACACTAGATCAGAACGAAGATTCTCCAGAATTAACAGCGTTTTTTGATTCATATGCACCAGTTCAACAAGCAACTAATGATTCAGGTGAATATGAAGACGGCGTAAAATTTAATTCAGGAACAGCAAACAGCCAAACACTTTTGCAAATTGTGTATGGTGGTAAGTTAGCAGATACTTCAAGTTCAACAACAACAAAGCGCAAAGTAATTTTAATGCTTTGTAAATTAGCACAAGACACAGGTTCTTTTGATATGGAATCTGGTAAGTATACAAAGCCAAAAGTTTCTGGCGAAGTTGTAAACAACGATGTAATAATTACAGTTGGTACAGCTTTATTCGACGTGAATTATGTTTCGGCAGCAGCAGCGGTAACAATTCCAGTCGATACAGGATACAAAGAAGTTTGGATCACTTGCAATAAGTAATCAGATTTAACAACGGGGCGGTAAGCCCGCCCCTTATTTTATAACATGGAGACAGTATGAAATTTTATCTAAATGAAGAAGTACATGAAGTGCCTTTGTTCACAATTTTAACGCCCGCACTATTTGACAAAGTATCCCCTATGTTCCAAGAACTTGCAAACACTAAAGGCGCACAAGCGGCCGCAGAGCAAGAGATCATGGAGAAAGTATTTAGCGTTCCTCACTTGCAAGAACAAATCGATTTAAGCAAGGGGACAGATGCTTTTACGGCGATTATGGGCGATTTTAGATTTCAAGAAATTGTAAAAGATGCTTACTTGAAAGTAAGACGTGATTTATTCGAGTGTATTAATGTAGACACAAGCACAATTCCTACAATATTTACACTTGTGAAAACCGTTGTGAACACTAAGAAAATTACAAATCCAGAATTATTAGCTGGCATTCAAAGCGAGATTGATTCAGAATTCTGGCAAAACCAAGATCTTGACGGCATTCTGGAGGAACTTAAGTTTTTTCGTTCTACAGTATGCAAACGAATCCGAATTAGTTGAGTACTACCTTAGTGAACTAACTGTTTTCAATGATGCGGATGACAAGGAATTCGAAGAAGAAGAGAGCGAAGCCGAGCGGTATTTGGAAAAGGATTTAATGAGTAAGTACTTTATATTCAAAGGCGTTGCGAATGGTAACGTTGGAGAATTCATGAAGTTGTATTATGAAATCTCAAGACTCGATGTAATTCAAATGTACGCCTTCAATATTACGTACAAAAAAGAACAATATAACGCGGAGCGCCGACGCCATGGCAGATGATATTAAAATAAATCTTGGACTTGATGCAAGTGGACTT